ATGGTGTTGGTATAGCGCCTCTTTGTTCTTCTCTATATCTTGTCTCAACATCCTTTTCATACTCATGTCCAATATTTCTATCTTGACCAGCTTTTAATGCTGCGTCAATAAGATAGCGAATATCGTCATACTGTCCTGATTGTAATAGGTCGACAGATGATAGTAATGCTTTTTTAAGCTGTTGATTTTTACAAAAATTAAGAAATTCTTGCTCAACATATTCTCTATCTTCGTTAGATGCTTTATACGATTCTTTAAGTTGTTCAACGACTGATACTTTGAGTACTTCATTTTCTATTTTTTTAACTTCTACGTGTAGTGCGTCTAAGGTTGGGGTTGCGTTGTACCTGTGGTAGTATCTTAGGATTTCATCAACAATCCATTTATGTGCTGGGTTGTCAAAATAATCTGATTCTAGGATGTCGTATATGTTTTGTAGAAATTCCTTGTGTTTAAGTAAGCTTGACATTACTTTAATCTGGAAGCCTATTCCATAGGATTGTAGTTGATTTAAAACCGCCATAATCTCTTTTTATTTTAATATAACTAATTATTGTTTCACGTCCAACTACTTTTCTGCGACCACCTTCAATAAATTAAAAGTATCATATAGCCATATTGGTACATTCGGTATGCTATTGCCTAAATTATCCTCGTTGTATAGCTTGGCAAAGTTAGCTACTTCTAATGCGTTTTTTGGATTTTGTAAAACTTGTTCAATTACTTCTACATCCTCTTCTGGTATATTAACGTTATGTAGATCCATTAACTCTTTATTGATTAGTAATTGCTTCCTGAAATTATAAATATCGCCAAGTTTTTTTGGTTTACCCTCTGCTTGCTCTATTATCTGCTCAATTGTAATTAATTCATCGTCTTTGAGTAGTGGATACATTTTAATTAACGTCTTTATTCCTATACCTCTTACACCTGGTACGTTGTCTGATTTATCTCCTAATAAAATTTTATGTGTTAAAAAGTTAACAGGTGATATTCCATACTCCTCCTTAACTGCTTTTGTTGTATAAAACTTCTTCTTGATAGGTGAGTATATTGTGACTCTATCTGACACTAGTTGTAGGTAATCTTTATCAGTTGATAGTATTGTAACCTTCTCTGGTAATGCTTTAGCTAAATACCCGATAACATCATCTGCTTCAATTTTATCTATGATTAATAGATCGACTGGAAGGCATTGTAAGTATGCGATTAATCTTACTATTTGATTTGTAATTGATTCTGATTCCTCTTGTTGGTTATCGTAGGCATCCCAGTTTGATATCTTTGTAATATGTCTATTTGCTTTATACTCCGGATAGAGATACCGTTTATTTGTAGATCCACCGTGTCCATCGAATACAAGTATAACCCTTGTTGGACCTATAAGCCTTATGGCATGTCCTACAGATTTTAAAAAGCCTGTAAGACCGCCGATATGGTTTCCTTGGGGATTGAGGTGGTGTACTGTAACGAAGCTACGTAGAAACGTATTTAGTGAGTCAACCAATAATACATGGCTGTTCCTATGCTTCGGTTCTTCTTTCGCTTCTTTAAGTGAGTCTAGTATTCTACGAAAGTCTTTATTCATTTTCTGTTGCGTCAAAGATATCTCTACTGTCTTCGTCAGTTTCTATGATTACATCAAAGTCCATGCTTCCTAAAGTTTTTAACCAGTCTTTAGAGTACTGCTTCTTATAACCATCAATTGCTTTTTTATCATCGTCGATAAAGCCGTGTGCAGTCATAATAACTTTTCCAGTTGATGTAACATCATTCACGTGATTCTTATCACATGCGATCTTTGTACGCTTTGCAAATTCAACTTCCTTACCATTCTTAATGGCTTTAATTTTATTCGTTCCTGCGTTTGATACATTACCAAATGTTACAATAAGTGATGAATCAAAATACATTGTATCTCCTCCTTTATTTTTCATCTTAGGTTGTGCCATTATGTTCTCTGCTTTCGCAACCCATATCTTATTAACTGCCAACATCGTATTTGTATACGGCTGGCTCATCTTACGAGATAGCACGATCTTTTGGTTAATAAAGTTTCCAAACTGCTGAGACATTGCTCCAGCATTCCATTCGTTATTATTCTTATTAGATTCAATAGATAAACGACATGGAATTGATCCTACTGAATCCCATAGGAATAGTAGGTCGTGTGGTAGTCTCTGATTCTTTTGTTCGTCTAGTAGATCAGCTATAAAGGCTGCTACATCTTCAATAGTATTTAATCTCTCTCTATCTACATATATAAAAAATCCTTTATAGTCACTGACTTCACCATCTGCATCTGCTACTTCATCAAACTGTAATCCCATCTGCTTCGCATGCTCCCAGTTCCACTTCATCTCAGTTACAATAAAAACAGGTAAGATTCCCATCTTCTGAGCACTTACGGCTGCTTCTAGAAGTGCGGTTGTCTTACCTGTATCAGAATGTCCTCTGAGTAATGTTATGTGGCCTACTGGTATGCCAGGAATTGATAGGCAGTTTTGAAAAGCAGATGATAGAGGGATCCATTTTTGCTCCTTCATCTTGATAGATGTAGAGGATAGATTTTTAGACTTGATAAAGTTATCTAAGTTAAACGATCCTCTTATTGCCTTTGATACAGATTCGTTTAATGAACCCGACTCAGGCATCTTGCTTTTTGCCATATTTATTTACCTTTCTTAGTGATCTTGAATAATTCATCAAACTCGTCATCTATTTGCTTATCAGCATTTTTTGTATCAAGCTTGTATGTTGCTGGTTTTACTTCTTCAGTATCGGTAGTTTCCTCTTTAACATCGGCTACTTCTTCTGGATTTAACCACTCAAGTAAGGATGCTTTCATTTCCTCATAAGGATACTTCTTAAAGATAGTCATTGGATCAGGCTGTTCATTAAGCCATTTCTTAACATCATTAGCATCATCAGATAGAGCTGTAACCTTGGTACGTACACGCACTTTTGATTGATTAAAGGTAGTACCATTTGTTTCAGGACCAGTTGTCTCAATTGTAATATCGCGACCTTGTACTGGATCAGTGTAGTCACCTACATCATCATCTTCTGCGATACTTAGTAACTCCATGTAAACTTGTTTACCAAATTCCCATAGACGAACACCTTTGTCTTCTTCCCCACGAACAATCACGGGTACAAAAACTCTCATCTTTGGTTCTAACTTCTTAGCCATTGACCAATTTTCTTTGTCACTAGACTGTCTAAGTTGTTTTGCAAATTCTACGATTGGATCTTTTTCACCAAAATTGATAAGTGAGATCATTGCTCGGCTTCCGATACCGTAGTGTACGAAAACCTCTTTGAATGGATTAGATTTATCATGAGCCGACGGAATAATACGCACGGTATGTTTACCGATTGTAGATTTCCAAATAATCGTGCTCATATCCCTCTTACCACCTCCTTGTCGCTGATTCTGTAACGAACCAAGCCTACTCTTAATTGCATTAAGGTCCATGCCCATAAATTATAGTTTTAAATTATTAATTACTTACTAAAGAAACATACGAATATCTTTTCAGATTAGCAACTTATATTACAATTATTTTGTAAATTTTTGTTGCCAGCTTTTTTAACTCACTTCCCTGTGTGAGTAATACAGTGTTTTGGTAATTAGACCAATTGATCCTGAAGGATGTGTCGAGAATACCTTCGTTGAGGTGTTTGATCAAGGTGTTCAATGAATTGATTGTGTAAAGAGTGTTTGTCTCTTTCTTTCTGTGTAGCAGAATTGTGTTGGCCAAAACCTTCGTTGGTGCTTCTGGAATCTCAATATTGTAGGTACATAAGTACTCGTCAGAGTCTTCTGACTCTAGTACGAATATTTTACCGTACATTATTGTGTATTCCGATTTTATTGTTGATAGTGTTCTTTCGAGTCCATCTTTTGAGCTGAAAGTACAAAACAGTTTATTTTTCAAGTCTTCTTGTTTGATATCTATACTCCTTATAAATAGTTCAGAATCACTCAAAAAAGTGCTTTTATCGTAGGTCATAGTCTTCTCCAATTTTAACTTTTACCATATAATTATCTTCCTCTAATATCGCTTTTATCCCATCATACGTGGCCATTCCGTCTTGTTTTGAGAAGTCTACTAAGATTGAATCGTATACTACTAATATTACCTTACTCTTTTTATTTTCAAGGTAGTCTTTTAATTTTGATAGTTTTTTTACGTTATTTACTGTTTCTAAGCATTGAACATAGTAATTAAATAGCTTTTGTGGTGTTGGACTTTCCTGTACTAACCTTCTACCATTTGGTAATTGTATATATCCGTTTTGTTGATATTCTATCCACATTCCTTGAATAAACTTGTCAACGTATTGAAATAACTCAATGTGTTTTACTTTGTCCTCTACACCGTTATATAGCTGTCTAAATGTTATCTTTTTTGATTCCTGGTACTCTTCCTCTGTTAGCTCTTCTTTTTGGAAATACTGCGTACCTAAATACGTATGGATTGATTTATTGGTTGGTAGGTCTATATTAAGTAAGTTAGCTATCAATCTTAGATGGTATCCATCAAAATCAAAATCAGCAAAGAAGTCGTTGGTTGGTATAAAAGCTGCTCTTGATTGATCTTTATTTAATGCTAAGAAATTAAGACCGTTAAATGCATTTGTTGGTCTAGCTGTTATATTGTATAGATTGTAACTTGTATAGATTTTACCGTTCTTGACTGAGTTAACTTTCCAGGTAGGTTCGTAGTATTTATCAAATACTTTTTCATTTATACTAATACCAGCTTCTTCAACCCATTTATATACATTTACGTATATAGTTTGCCAGTCTATATTATCCTCTCGTCCAATTAACTCTTTCACTACTTCAAACAAACACTCACACCTCTCATAATGTTTACATATTGGTATTAGTCCATTTATATTTGCTAAGTATCTATGTCTATATCCAAAGTCCTTATGTACAATTGTATCACATGAAAAATCCTTACCTAATCCTATTGCTGTGAATAGCATATCAATAGCATTTGGTAAATTTAAGTAATAGGAGTGTCTTTTTTGATTAAGCAAGTAAACTTTATTACATTTTTGTAAAAATGTCTCAACCGCTTCTATTGATAAATTAAATCCTTCTGAGTGATTTATTGCAAAGACATAGCCCTTTTCAAAGTCATTGTAATAAATTACTGACGGGGTTGTTAATGACGGGTGTGCTTCGTCTGATTTTGCAACTAGCTCAATAAAGCACTTATCTGCGATAGTAAGCTTTGCAAGCTGCTCTCCTGTTTCAATAATATAATATGCCATGTCTCATAACTTTTATTTTATAACCTTTAATTAAATATAGGAAATACTACTCGGTTTAGCAACAGTTAATCTGTTAACACTGCATATTTTATATAATCTCCGCCAACATACTCAATTAATCCATTAAAACCCTTAGCTTTACCTTCTGTTACTCGTTTATTCGTATCGTATACACCACCTACGACTTGATACTGTGATACTCGTTTATCATGTGCAGGACCTTTTACTTGCCAAAACATATCAAGCACCTCGTAATCTTCGAACTGAATGTCTGTTTTGTTTTTTACTGTTGCCCAGTCGGTGTATGATATTTCTAAAATATAACCATTAACATTCACCTTTTTTGCAAAGTACCTTGTAAAATAGCCTCTACTATAATCACTATCTAATACTACTGGGTAGTATGGTATTAATTGTTTTAAGGTTGCTGTTGATTTTGCTGCTGCCGTTGTTGCTGCTGCAACTGCTTGTCGTATACTTTGATCAATTTTAGTACCTTTGCCGCGTAGTGGTGATATTGCTGCTTTTTGTGCTTTTGTATCAAAGCTTACTGGTAGTAGTAGTTGGTTTGATCCACATGCTGGATTTGGGCCTGAGAATGCTTTTCCGTCGTATGTTAGGTAGTATGGACCGCTGTAAGGTTTACCCTCTAGCGTGTATAGATTACCACTCGTAGTTAGTCCTGTTTGAACCCTTGATAAAGGATAGTATTTTATTCCTGCCATGTCTGTTATATAGTTAATCCAAATGTTCCAATAAATTCATACGCGTATGTTCTACCAACTCCTTTTCTAGTAGCAATCTCACTCCACTTTTTAATACTGTAATACGACGTAATAGCTTTCTTTCTAGTTGAGTTTGATATTACACCGTAGCTACCGTCCCTATTAAGCGTATTTGCAACAAATCCTATATGTCCATGTGGCGGCGGCTTGATAGTTACCGTTACTAAACAATCACCTGGCTGCGCATCTTTCCAGTCAGCCCTTGCTTTCCAGTTTGAGGTGTCACTTTTTAAGTAACTTTGTATTGCATACGTACCCAGCGTTAAAGATACAT